CAGATGCAACAAGATCTGGAATATGATCAGATGTCACTGAAAGAGTACATAGACCCGTTTACGGGTGAGCCAGTAAACAAGGCATAAGCTAAAGCCCTTTAGGGCTTGCCTGTGGTAACTATGCGCATGGCGAATCTTCAATGGCTCTTTAGAGCCGGCTAGTACCACAGGCTTATAGCCGCAGAGGAAACCACCAGCTGAGCTGGTGGTCATGATTGTATTGGCAATAAAAATAAACCACCTGCTATGCAGGTGTGTTCCCAAACAGCTTTAGCTTCAAGTAAAAAACCTCCATGTTATAATGAATATAAGGTTCGCCAACCAAATCATTACAACAAGGAGGAGTCCAAATGGACAATAATAGTTTATCACACACAAAATGGACATGCAAATATCATATAGTTTTTGCACCTAAGTTTAGAAGAAAGATTATATACAAGCAAATAAGAGCAGATATAGGTCATATATTAAGCGAATTGTGCAAAAGAAAGGGTGTTGAAATAATAGCAGCGGAGTGTATGCCAGATCATGTTCATATGTTTGTGAGTATACCACCAAAATACAGTGTGTCAGAAATAATGGGATATTTGAAAGGGAAAAGTTCTTTGATGATATTTGATAGACATGCAAATTTGAAGTACAAGTATGGAAACAGACATTTCTGGTGCAGAGGGTATTATGTCGATACAGTAGGCAAAAATGCAAAGAAAATTGAAGAATATGTAAGGAATCAGATGCAACAAGATCTGGAATATGATCAGATGTCACTGAAAGAGTACATAGACCCGTTTACGGGTGAGCCAGTAAACAAGGCATAGGCTAAAGCCCTTTAGGGCTTGCCTGTGGTAGCTATGCGCATGGCGAATCTTCAATGGCTCTTTAGAGCTGGCTAGTACCACAGGCTTATAGCCGCAGAGGAAACCACCAGCTGAGCTGGTGGTCATGATTTGCGCGCCATGGGCGCGCTCTAACGGGTGAAAGTCTCGAACACGCCCAGATAGTGGGAAGTGTATAGCTGAACAGCAAGGGTGTCCATCGTGAGATGGAATCTGAAGGAAGCTGTAAGCAAATCTCTGGTCCAACGGACAGAAATCACATATAAGGCTAGGCTATGAGAGATAAGTTGGCTAAAAGCAACGAAGTCTAATAACTATCACTTTTGTAGTAGCAGAGTAAATGTGGCGGATATATGGAGAGAAAGAGCGTGCACCTTAAGCGTGGAGGTCTCACAGAGGTTTCATTAGCCTAGTAACAACGAACTGTGAGAAGTCAGCCGAGCCCATAGTAGTGAAGAAGTTTCTGTAATGGAAATGGAGCGAAGGGGCGAACAATCAATAAGTTTGAGTATGTCTCGTATTGCAGAAATGGCAACATCTGCCGTAACCAATCGGGTAAAAGATGGTCAAATCAAGCGAGACGGAAAGGAAAGAACGCATGGACACAAGTAGTCTAATGGAGCAGATTTTATCTAGCGATAATCTCAACAGAGCGTATCTGCAAGTCGTACGAAATAAAGGTGCAGAGGGAGTGGACGGAATGAAGTACACGGAACTCAAAGAACATCTTGAAAAGAACGGCGAAATCATCAAGGAACAGTTGAGGACAAGAAAGTATAAACCTCAACCGGTACGAAGAGTGGAGATACCAAAGCCTGATGGCGGTGTCAGAAACCTAGGAGTACCAACAGTAACAGACAGATTCATACAGCAAGCCATTGCACAGGTATTAACACCAATCTACGAGGAACAATTCCATGAACATAGTTACGGATTCAGACCGAATAGATGTGCACAGCAAGCAATCCTAACAGCACTTGACATGATGAATGATGGTAACGATTGGATTGTAGACATTGACTTGGAAAAGTTCTTTGACACGGTAAACCATGACAAGCTTATGACTATCATAGGCAGAACTATAAAAGATGGAGATGTTATCTCTATCATAAGGAAATATCTTGTCAGTGGAATCATGATTGACGATGAATATGAGGATTCTATTGTGGGAACACCGCAAGGAGGAAATCTTTCGCCGTTATTGGCAAACATCATGCTCAATGAACTTGACAAGGAAATGGAAAAGCGAGGGCTTAACTTTGTGCGATATGCAGATGACTGTATTATCATGGTTGGAAGTGAAATGTCTGCAAATCGGGTAATGAGAAATATATCTCGATTTATTGAAGAGAAACTAGGGCTCAAGGTCAACATGACTAAGAGTAAAGTAGACAGACCAAGCGGACTTAAATACCTTGGATTTGGGTTCTACTTTGATCCAAGAGCACATCAGTTTAAGGCAAAACCACATGCTAAATCAGTAGCGAAGTTTAAGAAGAGAATGAAAGAACTCACATGCCGTAGTTGGGGTGTTAGCAACAGCTATAAAGTGGAGAAGCTTAATCAGCTCATAAGAGGTTGGATTAACTACTTCAAGATAGGCAGTATGAAAACACTATGCAAGGAATTAGATTCAAGAATCCGTTATCGGCTTCGCATGTGCATTTGGAAACAATGGAAAACACCGCAGAATCAAGAGAAGAACCTTGTAAAACTTGGAATAGACAGAAACACAGCTAGACGAGTTGCATACACAGGTAAAAGAATAGCTTATGTATGTAACAAAGGCGCAGTAAATGTTGCTATAAGTAACAAAAGATTAGCCTCATTTGGACTAATTTCAATGTTAGATTACTACATCGAAAAGTGTGTTACTTGTTAAGTTGATTGAACCGCCGTATACGGAACCGTACGTACGGTGGTGTGAGAGGTCGGAATTTCTCAATTAAGAGAAATTCCTCCTACTCGATATGCATTGAAAGACATGTGAATTGTCAGAATATTCATAAATAGAAGATAATTTACGTTATCTGGACTATCAGATATTATCAAAGGTACTCCAACAATATATGCTGACAAATAAATTCAAGCCTACCGTTGCGGAACTGCGGGAGATTTATACAGAGCTGGTAAGTCCAACGATTTCTGATTGGAGCGAAGGCTGGGAGCAAGTCAGTAAAGCAATCGGGCATTGCGGAATGTATCAGGAGAAAGCGGCAATGGAAAGCTTTGATGAAATTATCAGAGAAGTCGTAAAGCGCCTAGGCTTTCAGAATATCTGCCTGTCAGAAAATATCGTTGCGGATCGAGCTAGATTTGCAGAAATCTATCAAGCGATCAAAAGCGGAAAAGAACAGAAGTGAATGTAGAAAGTGCATTGCCGAACTTATGGGAAATGGTGCAGAATCGCTTGGCGGAACTGGCACAGAAAGGACAAAAGGCAATAGAGCAGGAAAAGGATAAAAACTAACTTAGCAAGCACTGCCTGTGTTCCCTCACAGGCGATAAAATGAGTGATTTCTCCTACAGAAGAAATGCTCAAATTTATCATTTATGGAGAATTCCCTAAACCTTAAAATTATTTGAAAGGATGGAACGATATGGCAAAGGATAGGGCAAACAGAACGAGGAAAAATGAACTGAAAATTTATTTGAGCGATAATGAAAAATATATCCTGGACAGGAAGGTGGAACTGTCTAAGCGGAAGAGTGCTTCGGATTACATCCGGACACTAATACTCTTTGGATTTGTTTATGATGTAGATTATTCTTATCTAAGGCAATACAATGAAACGCTTGGGAAGATCAGTGGGAATCTGAATCAGATTGCGAAGAGAATTAACAGCACCGGGAATGTTTATGAAGAGGATATGGCGGAAGTGAAAGCGATTATGGACGAGGTGTGGAGGACGCAGAAGGCCATGCTGAAAAAGCAACCGTTGATACATAATGGGTAAGTAGAACTTTTAGCACAGAATGTGCGGTGTGGGAAGTGTCGGTTAAAGCGAAGCAAACGGTTTTAATGGAATTGTGTGTGTGCGTGTGGTAAAATGGTGTTGCTGAAGAAAACGGTATTTATCAAATATAACACCTCTCACAACCTATGGTTGAGTTTGATAATTCCACTTACAGTTTGTGTACAAGAACAGATAAAGATTGTAAAGTGTAGCATGAAAGGAGGCATATTGTAATGAATCAAATTGATACAGGAAAGTTTATTGCTAGTTGCAGAAAAGAAAAAGGTCTGA